GTGTACACATCAAACGCATTTTCAAATAGCATTGTTTTTATCTCTAGTCCAAAGTCAGCACGGATGCTTCTAACAACATCCTTGCTATCACCGCAATAAACAGGCTCATCTACTCCGGAGATGGCCAATAGGTGTGAGAATAGCTTTTGCCCATCTTTAGTTTTGGCAACATTGTTTATAACAAGCTCCAAATCATCTTCTTTGATCTGTTGATACATTTATTTCTCCAATTAAAAAGCGGCCGTTAGTTTAAGTTCCAAAGAACTGGCGGTATTCTCGTTTAACTTTCAGCTCTTATGAAAGCACCACTAAACTTTATTAAATCCCTATTCTTTTATCCAAATTTGCACCGAAGGCATCAACCCCACCCATGTTGTTAACAATTTCAGAACCTTGTTGAAGGTTTTGCATTACCTGTTCTTGTTGCTTTTGTTTAGCAGCGGCAGCCTTTTGTGCTGCGACAATCTCATTAGGAACAATCTGAACAGGCTCGATGTTTGCATACTCCGCATAATCATCAATGATTTCAGGCACGTTCAATTTCATAACCGCAGATGGATCAACCGTTGCACCTAAGTTGGAAACGAAGGTAACAAATCTTTCTATGCCGCCAATCCTGCCTGCTTTTTGAGCTTGTGCAAGAGTTGAAACAAATTCAATCTTAAACTCAGAGCCTTGAATCTCTTCAGGAGGCTCAGGAAGGATCTCAAGTTCTATTGAAGTTAAGAACAACCACTCCATAATTTGTTTTAATGCCGTTATAATCTGTTCAAGCAAAGGAGAAAGAAGCACCATTTTTTCTTGTTGACGTTCTTGTATCTCGGTTGCGGAACGAGGTTGCGTATAATTTGAGTTAACCAACATTGCAAATAAATCATTGTAGAAGATCTGCCCGATAGTTGCCTTCAAGGCCTCAATATCGTTGCTAAGCTGCAAGACTTGAGGATTGACTTCATGTATCGCTGATAAACCGTTTGTAGCGGTATCAGGGATAGGTACGAAGGTATTAGGATTGTTTGATACTTGCTTGTTCTTTAGAGTTGCAGAGCCCTTCAGAGCAGGATCAACCATTTTATCAACCGCTTTTGCCTTCTTAATTATCATTGCCATAAGTTGTTTTACGTTAGGCAATGCAATTATTCCAGGGCATTTAGAAGGATAAACATCTTCACCGTTTACATCAGCTTCAAACACTACATAAGGGAAAGCATCAAATCCGCTTTCACGCAAGAACATTTCATCCTCACCGCAGCGTTCAAAATAAACTGATATGAATTTCTTTTTCTTTGCGAACTTGCCAACACCATCTGCATCACGGTTTTTCTCGACTGCATGAACTATCTCAATAAGAGTTTCACCGTTCTCTTCAGCTGCCGTTCTAACTCTTTCGCTACAATTCTCTTCACCAAACTCTTCAACTAAGTTCTGAGCGGTTTCAGTATAGACACGGTATAAGGTATCAACCTTGCCCGTGAAATCTTTTGCAATTCTATATGATCCAATCGGAAGAACCTTTGTACGCATAACAGTGCTAAAATCTTTTTCAAGACACATTGCAGAGATACCGAAGATACCAAGCTGCTCATATACCCTAGGAAAGTTTTGATAGATGTTAGACGATGAAAAGATATCTCTAAACAAATCACCGGTAACCGCACACCAACTTTTTACAGAATAGCTAGGCTTTTGGAAATTACCAACAGATGTTTTAAACCATTTCTGAGCAGGACTTGTTGCACCCGACATCATCCCTGAAGAGAAGTTTCTAACGGCCATAGCAGGACTGCTATCCTTAATCTTTGAAGAGAACTTAGGCTTCTTGTTTACATCCTGGACTAAGAACTTTGATGTTCTAGGCTCGAAGTATTCAGCCAACTCACGCCATACAGGCACGATGTTGTTGTACGCCTTATCTAATTCTGCTAACTTTTTAACGAAATGACTTTTTTGCATCTATAAACCTAACAAATCTTTCTTTTGAGTTGTAGCTAAACCTGAACCCAACACCCCTTGAGATGTTGTTTTGATAGTTCCCAACGCACTTGCAGCAGCAGCCTTACTTCTTGCATCGTTATTTGCAGTTACAGAAGTTGTATCAGCCGTTTGAGCTGCCTGAGTTTGTTGAACCGTCGTGGCAGTAGAAGAACTATTGTTACCGCCGTTAGATTTACCCATGTTGTATGCGGTAACTCCTATTGCAGTAGCACCAAGCCCGATTGCTCCGGCACCGATTGCAGCAGCCGTTCCTGCCGTGATAATACCGGCAACCCCTGTTGCAGCAGCAGCAGTACCAACAGAGGCACCTGCAAATCCTGCAATGGTTGTACCGATTGCGATTGAAATTGGATCACACATAATTCTTTTCCTTAATCTTCGTAAAATGGATCGTAATCAGGAAGTGTAATAACCCCTGAGCTACGCCCTGTGTCGTTAAAGTCAGCAAATTGAGTACCGTGAAAAGCCATCATAATAGTATCTCCGTTATCAGGCGAGGAGTAACCCTTAGATCGCATCTCGTTCTTGCCGACAATTCTTTTCTGTTTGTTGTTCTGGAATAAATACTTGATAGTCAAAAGGCTTTCTTTTGTCTCTTCGTATTTTAAATCCAGGTAACCCTTTATAATAGCGTTTTTAAGCCTGTAATAATCAATAGCTCTGTTATTGAAGTATTCAGAATTACCGCCCATACCGCCACGATATTCAATGATGTTGAACTTGCTCTCTCTGAGCGTATCAACTGCCCCTGCACCAAGCCCATCACCATCAATGACAATCATATTAACTGCCCATTCATTGGAGAGCTCAAGCGTTCTGCCTGAAGTGTATGTGATTGGTTGCTTGCTCCAGCTTGTGGAATAGATCTCTTTCCATTGTTGAGACCCAAAATATTCAATAACCTTATAAACTGATTGGTCTTTCCCCATCCGTGCAACGTCTAATGCTGCAATTCTAAATCCTGTACCAGTTTTAGCGAAGATCTTAGGCTCAAAATCTTGTTGAGAGAATAAGAAATCATCTGATTCAGTATGCTCAAAACTGTTCATGATGTATTGGTAATAGTGTTCAGGTGCTTCAATCTCCATTGCTTTCAAGTCAGCGATGAAATCATCAGGCAGATTGTGAGCGTTTGCAAAAGAGTTTGCAGTGCATGCAAGGTAATTCTCTTTGCGATATTCAAATTCACCTGCCTTTGCGTTGATAGTTCTGCATGTAGCACCGTTAATAAATCTCTTGTAACACCAGTTATGACCGTTAGCGTTAGCAATAATCATTCCCCACCGAGAAGCACCTTGCCGTCTCAATCTGTCTCTCAAGAAGTCGAATATATCATCTGATTCATACTCTTCAGCCTGTTCAACCCCGAAGAAAGAAAGGTTAATGTTTTTCAGTACGTTGATATCAGTCATATCACCGTGCCTAAACATTATCTTTGCACCGTTCTTGAACTCGTATTCCTTGTTAGATTGGTTAATCTTAACCCCGAAATAACGCTCAAAATCCTTGATGGTACTGTCTCTCAAGTCGGTATATTCTTTTCTTATTATCAAGCCCAGGGATCCTGGGTTCTCTTGGCAAAAGTTCCAAGCCTTGAATAAGAATGAAAATGTCTTACCTGTACCGACCGCAGAAATTATTGCAGAATATCTTTCCTCAGCGAAAATAAATGAATCCTGATACTTATTCAGTTTTACATCCCATACCGCCATTAAGTCGGCCTCACGATGTTGATGGTTGTCTGTTCTTTTTGCTGATCGTTATCTTCTTTGAAGGCTCCGCCGATTCTACCCTTGAGTTCAATAATCTTTGAAGCTGCTGAAAGGTTAGGTTCTTTATACTTTCCTTGCTCTTCAAGTGCGATTTCTAACAAATTATTCAATTCATTGAAACAATCTCTAGCTGAATAATTGATTTCATCCTTCATAACCTCTGCCTGATTAGCTTCGTAGTATTTTACCCATGGGGTAACCTTGGGGTTATTTAAGAGTTTTGAAGCTTCTTTCCAAACAGTGTTACCCTTCATCTTGCTTGCATTAAAGGCATAACGGTACGCTTCGCTTGCATTCTTTCCATTGTCAGGATGGAAGTAACGCAAGAGAAAGTTTTGTTGTCCTTTTGTAAGGTTGGGCAGATTGCTTTCCATTGTATTCACCGTTCATATTAATTAGAGAGGAGTGGAGAGCTTACAAGAAGCTCTCCGAGGAAATCTCAAAGAAGAGATTAGTGTTTATTAAATCTTTGTGTCTTTATTAAGGTTGTGTTGCCCCACCAGTCGCAAGAGCGTTGTTTTGTTGTGGTAATTACACCGTCTTTATTCATCCAACCCGTATTCTTGCCATATACAAACCCGTTAAGCTTGCCTGTTGGTACAGCATAATCAATTCTATTGCGTTCTTTTTCGCATCTTTCTTGTGTTTTAAAAGCTTTTTCTTCCCATTGTTCATCTTCAAACTTTACACCGTCTGATTTTCTAGTTTCAACAAGAAGAACAACGTGCTTTTCACAATTAGGACAAATCCCAATAACCAAATATCTATTTGTAAAACTTTTATTATCAATCAAAGGCCATAAATCTACAGGACTAAAAGGAGCAGATTGCTTTTTCTTTTTACCTTTACCTGTTGTACAATTACAAGAAAACTTAAACAACTTCCCCTTCTCCTATCCCTCAAACTCCTGTGTACCTACAGTACACCCTGCAATTTAGCGTCCGTTAAATCTTGTAGGTCATACATCCCTGCCTCTCATTTCTGAGAGAAACCCGAACAAGCTGCTCGAACAAATTACAAGAATAAACATAAATGAATTTTATAATTCTGTCTTATTAAGTAATTAAGTAGTACTTTTTAAATTAGGAGCAAAACCCCAATTTTACTGGTAAAAATTCATGTTTACATTTCTTAATTTTTACCGCACGCCAAAATACCACCCCGAGAGTGGCGTTATAATTGTATTTATAGGCAATTTGAACGACTTTAGCATTTTTTCAGAAATCTCCCGAAGCTCACCACCTAAAAGAAATTTTAAAACTTTTTTCTTTTCTCCTCATTATAAAATATACATATTGTATATTTTACTCTTCTCTTCTTTACTCTTCTCTTCTCTTCTCTTCTCTTCTCTTCTAGCATAAACCTTGCATTTGCAGAGAAGTATGCAGAAGATTATGCAGTGCATAAATGTCTGCATAAATATATTTTATGCAATCAAATATGGCTGCATTTCAACTGCATCAATATTTTATAATGGTTTTAACATCCTTCAAAAAATTCAACAAAGGATATATTGAAAGCCTTTATTATTTTGTTTAAATTGTCGATGCCTACGCTATAGCGGCCACACTCAACGGCACTTATATAAGAAACGTGCAGTTTGGAAAGGCCGGCAAGATCTTCTTGCGTTAGCCCTTTTTCTTTCCGTAACTCCGTAATCCGTATGCCGACTTTCTTTGTAATTCTACTCATAGAGCTATTTTACGCAAGAAAACTTAATATTCCAGTGCGAATACATATAGTTAAGGCTCAAAAGGCTCATGTATTGAGTATTTTGAGCTTTGCAATTTAATTTTATTCAGAAATAGCCGAAGATACATGTGTATCAGTCTAACAGGAGCAATTATATGACAAAGAATGACATCAAAATCGCAGCAATGATCCTTAGAGCCGTTACTCTTGTATATCCGAACGAGGTACAAATTGTAGTAGATTGGATGGAACACCTAACCCACCTAAAACTTGCTTGATTTTTTCCTCTATCATTTTTTCTGTATCTGGACTTGTCGGTATATTGTTGCCGTCAAGAAACATTTGTGCATCATTGTTATTATTTTCATCAAGCAGCCAATTCAAGTTAACTCTCAATATCGCTTGGAGTATTTGAAGGCAAGGCACGGTGATTTCTTGCTTATCGGTTTCATAATTCCAGTATGTTTTTTCCGAGACATTTAAAATTTCAGCAAACTTTTTCTGATTTTTTTTCTTTATTTTTCGTATCTTTTTCAACTTTAGCCCAATAGACATAGTATTTTTGCTCCTTTTGTAAATTTTATGTAAACTTTTACGGATTATGTATTGCGTTTTCGGTAAACTTTTACGATAATGTAATTAATTAGTAATTAAGTTATTTATGTATGGAGGTATTGGAATAGTGGAAATGAAGAAATGTGAGATTTTTGAATTTAAGTCAAATGTGACTTTTCCTTTAACTCAGAACGTTATTACCGAGCTGGATAAAATCGCTTCTGATGAAAGTGTTGCATCCAACAAAAGAGTATCACGAGCTGAGATTGGAAGACGTGCCATTGACGAGTATATTGTCAGAGAAAAAAATAAGGGTGATGTTAATAATTAATTAACGCCCCCCTTTATTTAATTCATAGTTACAAAGTAGTATAAAACGGAAAATAACGCAATAGCCATGCGGGTAATATAGCGTTAATTTTAATGCAAAATCATACAAAAGGAGTAGGAAATGTCAATACAATTAGAACGAAGTGCAAAAAAAAGTATGCGAGCAATGGCAGATTTAAACGAAGATGTGAACATCAGAAAAATGACTGATTACTACATCGTCGTTGACCAGTGCAAATGCGAACTATCCCCCATCACAAAGGCAATAATTGAAATTGAAAACAAAAAAGCAGCAGGCCAATTTGATGAATTGAATCAACCAATAAAAATGGCCTTTGAAGCGGATCCGCAAATTGCTCAGCTTCAGAAAGAAATTGAAAAACTTGTTAAAGAACAAACAGCAGCATAACTTGATAGAAGGAATTTAAACATAAATGGAAGTAATAAAACCATATTTACAACACGACCTGGGGGCAAGAAACACAATGGAGTTGCTAACTTTGAGAGCAGACTTAGGGCACAAAGGCAAAGCTATTTTTTGGGATGTTGTTGAGTTTATGCACGAAAATAAACTCCCGACAAACCACGTCTCCATCCTTGCCAAGCATTTAGAAGTTGAACTAGAATTTCTTCAAAAAGTTTTAGATAGAAAGGATTTATTTTACATTGAAAATAATGAATATATAAGCAACCGAGTTTTAAGAAATCTTTTTAAAGTGGAAAATAATAAGGCAAACAAGAAAAAAGCTGCAGATGCAAGATGGGAAAAAGATCGACGAGAAAAAGCAGAGCAAAACCCCACAGGTGGAGAATCACCCGACACAGAAGTAATTCAAGGCGATGATGAAATAATAACCGCTATTCTCGACTATTACAGCACGACCCTTGATATAAAATACAACGCAAGCATGGATGTTCGTGAGCAGATTGCCCAAATATGCAACAAAAATAATGAAATTGTATTTAAAAATAAATTTCTTGAAAATTGGCAGCTTATTTTTGATAACGCCAAAAAAGGATGGAAACTTAAAGACGGCAAGAAAAAACCGACATTGAAAACCATCCTCAAAGAGTGGAACGCATTTTTAAATAACGATTATTATCTTGATGAAACTTATCTCTCCCCTGCGGAAGAGGAAATAGCAGAACAGTTACAGCAAGCAGACACTTGCTTATCAGCTTATAACGAGTACAAACACCGCACTCAGCCAGTAAAACTTGAAGCACAAAGCATCTACAGAGAAATTTTATTGCAAGAAGATGAACAGGCAGCAATCAAGGCGGCGGTTATGTTCTGTAGGAAGCAGGCCTGAGATGTATAAACGATACAGAAAAGTTAAATCAGACGGCACGCCACGATGCGGAACAATCACAAGCGAGCCACAAATAAATAGATTCAAGAC